AGTTTAAAGGTAAGAAGGCTTTTAAAGAAGCAAACACAGCCACATCAACGTTGCAAAAAGGCGTCAAGAAATTAGGCGCTCAACTCGCTATCACCTTTGGAGCGACTCAACTTCTCAAGTTTGCTAAAAATGCCGCTAAAGCCTTTATAGAGGACGAAAAGGCCGCATCGCGTTTAGCTATAGCCGTCAAGAATCTTGGTCTTGCTTTTGAAACTCCACGCATTGAAGAATTTATAAGTCAGTTAGCCCGCACCTCGGGGGTCGCCGACGACCAGCTTCGTCCGAGTATGCAAAAGCTTTTGACCACTACGGGCTCATTGGCTAAATCTACAGAATTACTTACTCAAGCCTTAGACATAAGCACAGGTAGCGGTGTCGATTTTGAGACAGTTGTAAATGATTTATCGATGGCTTACGTCGGACAGACTCGCGGCCTTCGCAAATACTCACTAGGACTTACTCAAGCAGAGCTTAAAACAATGAGTTTTGCAGACGTTCAAGAAAAACTCGCTAAACAATTTTCAGGTGCCAATGCTCAGTATCTAACTACTTACGCTGGCAAGATGGGCATTTTGTCTAATGCCGCCAATGAAGCAAGCGAAACCATAGGCAAGAGCCTTATGGATAGCTTGTCATTGTTAGCTGGTGAAGGTAACTCCATTCAACCACTAGCCGATTCTATGGGCGAGCTTGCTACTTACGTTGGAGATGCCATTTATGGTATAGCCGTTTTAGGAGATAAGTTAAAATCTTTGCCGGGTGCTGATCTTCTAGGAAAGATCGGCGGCGCAAGAGGCATTTTAGCTACCCTATTCCCTCAGGCTGGTGAGGCACTCAAACTTTTAGATGCTCTATCTGCTTATGGCAAAAAGTCACAAGGTCTTCCGGGTATGGGCGGCTACCCATCATCAGCACTTGGCCCGGGTTATGTAGATCCTAATGATGCAAAGCGCAAGAAGGCAGAAGCCGACGCAGCCAAGCGCGCTAAAGAATTAGCAGCTTTGCAGAAAAAAACACTTGACACACAGAAGAAACAGAATGCCCTGACTAAGGCTGCAAAAACTCTCGATCTTGATCGCATTGGTGTCACAGCCGCTCTCAAAGGACAGATCAGCGAGACTGATCGAATATCCCTTAACCTTCAACTTGCCTTGCTCGATAAGAATGAGTCGCAGGCACTCAAGTTATCTGCAGAATTGACTGAGGCAACTAAACGTCAGAACGATCTTAAGGCTGCATTACTGACAACTCCCGAAGCCCCAAACCCTTATCGTAACTGGATTCCACCTGTATTTAACGTGCCTACTGGTGGCATGGGTTCAACAATGGCTGGGGATTATTTAGGGCTTGGAGCCATAGGAGCTGGTGGAACCGCTAACTCGATTATGAACGTACAGGTAATTCTTGATGGTGACGTAGTCGGCGGCGCAGTCACAAGTGTTCAACAAAATCAATCTCTATCAGGAACCTTTGCTGACGTCAGCCGTTACAACGGACGCGGAGCGCCGTCAGTCAAATGACCCTACCTGCAACCATTTCGGTGACTTTTGACTATTCACAGGGCGCTACCTTCGGGCTAGGTTTCGTGATAGGTGATGACCGCTATGGCGTCATTGGCACAAGCGCATTCGGCGATTCTCTTACGCCTACCCCTACAGTCGATCTCAGCGATGTGACTAGATCAATCAAGATCAGCCGTGGTCGTAACATCATGCGTGATACCTACGAGGCTGGCAACTGCACAGTCAGAGTTCTAGACCCCGATTCGTATTTTAACCCTCAGAATGCATCTTCACCCTATTTTGGCTTCTTGACTCCACTTCGCAAGATTCGTGTAGCTGCAACCACGCCGACAGCTCAGCACTTCTTATTTTCAGGTTATATCGATTCATATAAGTATTACTATCCCGTAGGTCAAGAAATCGGATATGTGGACATCGTCTGCTCGGATGCCTTTAGACTCTTTCAGATGGCTAACATAGCAAGTGTGACGGGCGCCACAGCTGGACAAACTACTGGCACTCGCATCACAAAGATTTTAGATCAAGTCTCATTCCCTACATCGATGAGAATTACAGATACAGGCTCTACGACAGTTCAGGTAGATCCCGGAACAGATCGAACATCATTAGGAGCTCTCAAGGCTGCAGAGTTCGCAGAGCAAGGCGCATTCTTTATTCGCACGGATGGAACAGCGGAGTTTAAGGATCGATCAGATGTAGTTTCATCTTTAGCGGCTGCACCGATTGAGTTCAATCAGACTACTGGGATTCCATATTCTGACCTTAAATATGCCTTCGATGACAAACTGATCATCAATCAAGCCAGCATGACACGCATCGGTGGCACAGCACAGACGGCAGTCAATGTTGATTCATCGGCCAAGTACTTCCCTCATGGCACTACTTTGACAGAGATGATTCCAGAGACAGACGCTCAAGTCTTAGATATCGCCAAGATATATGTGGCAACTAGAGCCGAGACAACGATCCGCATCGATGGCATGACAGTCGATCTTCTCGATGTCGCAGTCCCTACAGACACAATGATTGGCCTTGATTATTTTGACAATGTAAAGATCACTAATGTTCAGCCTGATGGCTCGACAATTATTAAAACTTTGCAGGTGCAAGGTTTGGCATGGGACATCACCCCTAATTCAATGAAGTGCACAGTTACAACACTTGAGCCCATCGTAGAAGGATTCATTATAGGATCATCGACGTCGGGTATAATAGGCACGTCCATACTGGGATACTAGGAGAAGATAATGGCAGCAGGTTTAGGATACAAAGAATTTACGACAGGCGATGTCCTTACGGCGGCCGATGCCAATGGCTATCTAGCCTCTCAGGTGGTCATGGTCTTTGCGAGCGCTGCAGCTCGCACCTCAGCCATCGCCTCACCCCAAGAAGGAATGATGTCCTATCTCAAGGATACTAATGCCGTTGCAACCTATGATGGCGCCGCATGGGTAACTGTAGGTGGTGGCGGCGGTGGCAAAGTTTTGCAGGTAATTCAAGCAACTACAGTTACAGAGGTCTCAAATTCCACAAATACCTATACGGATACTGGTTTAACCGCAACTATTACCCCGTCGTCAGCGACTAGCAAAGTTCTAGTTTTGGTCAGTCAAAACGGTTGTTCTAAAACTTCCGCTAATTCAGATAATGCAATTCAGTTGAGATTATTGCGTGGCGCAACAAATATAATCGATTTTGCTACTTTTGGTTTACTTACAAATTCAGCTTTACGATTGAATGGAACAAGTTTTTCCGTAGATTATTTAGACAGCCCAGCGACAACATCAGCTACTACTTACAAAACACAGTTTAACTGCCAAAACAACTCGGCAGCAGTTTTGGTGCAATCAGTAGGTACCCCGCGTTCGACAATTACACTTCTTGAAATAGGTGCATAATGGCTAGAGGTTATGAAGTTTTAGAAATGTTGCTACCGCTTGGCGGTTGGATTATTACTGACAATGATTTTGACAGTATCGTGTGGGTTGATGATAGACCTCGTTGCACAAAGCAAGAATATCTAGATGGTTTTGCAAAAGTAGATGCGTTCAAGGCAGAACAAGAAGCTAAGAAAGCAAGCGAGAAAGCTGCACTACTTGAACGCCTTGGCATAACAGCCGATGAATTGGCTCAACTACTGGGATGAAGCCCGTACTATGCAAAGCTGGACAACAGCTGAGAGAGCAATTCGATGACACCTTCGCAGATCGTGATAGGCGTTCCGATGGTTGGATCGGCGATCTCCGTCATTCAGCGCGTCCTTCTGACCACAATCCTGATCCATCGTCAGGGGTGGTTAGAGCCATCGATGTCGATCGAGATGTTCATAAGTCAGGCAAGCCCGACCTCATGCCCGATATTGCAGATCAGCTTCGACTCGCGGCAAAGGCAGGCGAGAAGCGAATTGCCTACATCATCTTCGACGGACGAATTGCATCGTCTCGCATGGGCTGGCGCTGGCGAAAGTATTCGGGAAGCAATCCGCATCGGGCGCATTGCCACTTTTCTTTCACTAAGCAAGGTGATACGGACGGCTCTTTCTTTAATATCCCGTTACTAGGAGGCAAATAATGGAACAAGCAAAGTCACTCGCAGCATCATGGGCACGATCATTCTTAGCAGCTGCATTGGCGCTATACATGGCAGGCGTAACTGACCCTAAGACTTTAGCGATGGCAGGGATAGCAGCTGTAGCACCCGTCATCTTGAGGTGGCTTAACCCTAGCGACGCATCATTTGGCGTGAGCAAGAAGTGACACAGGAAAACTTCTTCACCCTTTACTTTGCCAGCCTTGCCGTAATTGGTGGGCTTGCAGGTTATGTGATTACGCATCTACTGTCTGAGATTAAGCGCCTCAACTCGCGTGTCGATGAGATATATAACATACTTCTCGAGCGATAATTTTCGACATGGCGAAGAAGAAGGTCATCGACCTAGACACTTATAACGCTCTCGATCAATGGGCTATCAGTCTGCATGAGATGTATCGAGCGCTTCGGCGTGCAGGTTTTGCAGTCGATATCTCACTCGCACTCATTAGCGACAAAGATGCCTATCCTGATTGGATCTTGCCATCGATCCCCGACCGAGTGGATCGCATACCCTATGAGGATGACGACGAGGATTAAATGAAGCGAATAGTCATAGTGAGCGACCTTCAAGTGCCGTTCCACGATCGACACGCAGTCAAGAATCTAGTTAGTTTTATCAGTAAGTTCAAACCGCACGAAGTAGTGACGATCGGCGATGAAATTGATTTCAACACGATCAGCAAATGGTCAGAAGGGACTCCCGAGGCCTATGAACAGACTCTTGGAGATGATCGCGATGAAGCTGTTCAAGTCCTTTACGACTTACAGGTCACGCAGACCATAAGGTCTAATCATACTGATCGGCTTTACAATCAGATCATGAGGAAAATTCCCTCATTCCTATCTTTGCCCGAGTTACGCTTCGAGAAGTTTATGAGATTCGATGAGCTCGGGATCACCTTTCATAAAAAGCCATATAACATCGCACCTAACTGGATTGCAGTTCATGGGGATCACACCCCTATCAAGTCACAAGGGGGTCTGTCAGCCCTTGAGGCGGCCCGTAGACACGGAAAGAGTGTCATCTCTGGTCATACTCACAGGGCAGGGCGTTCGTCCTTCTCAGAGGCCTCAGGGGGCCGTATAGGCCGTGTCCTGCATGGCGTAGAAGTGGGCAACTTAATGGACTTTTCTAAGGCAAGCTACACAAAGGGATCTGCTAACTGGCAACAGGCTTTTGCCATCATGTATGTAGATGGAAAGAATGTCCAAGTGGATCTTATCTACATCGAAAAGGATGGGACATTTGTGGTCTCAGGCAAGCGTTATGGACGACCTAGATAACGACCTGAGTCGGTCGATTGATGACCACATAGACAATGCAGAATCGTTACCATTTCGTTATCAAAATATCCTTGACCTAGCCTAGCGATCTGTCATCCTTATCTCATCGGCGAAGGGCGTCGATAAGAAAGGGCAATCATGTTTGATTCAGCATTGCAGGATCTAGTGGCGATTATTGCTATATCTGCACTATGGTTCCATCTAGGCCGTATCGTCGGCATTCGCGTAGGTTATCTAAAAGGTCGCAAAGCTGTTAGGGCTTACTACGCATCTAAGGAAAGGGTTAAAGTGTGAAAGCAAGTGATTTCCTTAACGAAGCAAAGGCAACAATTCAAGATCGTGGAATGGACTACGGACACCCGTCAGACAATATGTCCAGAACAGCATGTCTCTGGTCTGCATTCCTCCAAATGCC